GGGAAGTAAACCAATAGGCGCAGGACTGGCCAATCTCTTTTTATATTACGTTGCGTGGTTTTAATTCGCCTCGAGTGTTTAATGCGTTAACTTCTGGTTTCGTCTATCCTGTCACATCATTTTGTTGAAAACTTAATGTTCAGACTGGCCGTGGTAATAAACTGCACGAGGCGGCAAAAAAGTTAAATATGGCAAATTTTGGTTGTCGGATCTATACAACCATCGTGTGGAGGTTACCAGCAGCTCCTATGATGAAACATCATGGGTGAGCACTTATGCGCTTCATTGCCCTGACAGGCAGTACATTTATAATGTATCCTATGCTGAGGCTTACTTTAGTAAGTTTCCGGCTGGGTGTCATTAGTTGGTGTAAGTGTACTACCTTAACTAACAGGGCAGAAACAAATTGCCATACTATTAATCTTTAACATACTGATGTAATGAAGCTTGAAAACGGACCAGATTCTATTAACGTTGAAATACCCGATTCTGATGAAAATAATTGGTTTATCACTAAATCACAAAGTATCTCTATAACTAAGGATGCTTTTATGTTAGAAGCGTTTAAACGCGATTTCTCTCAATTTAGTGTTAAAGACTTTGCTGATTTGGTTTCTCTTGTGTCACGTTCAGTTGCGCTACAAGATTGGTATTCCCTTCAGAGTGCCAATTTCATACGCACAATTGAGTTACCTGGTTTCTTATCTGACGTTGTGCCACCTGAGAAGTATAACTCAATAAAGGAATCTTTGTCTTCATATAATAAAGCACTTACTGATGAAGGTAAGCAAATTAAACTTCTTTCTGAGAAGTTTGATGAAGACCTAAGACGCATTAAAAGTAATACTTCAAAAGTTGTATCATCAATTACTTCTGATCCTGTTGTTCGAATTTTAACTATGAGAACTAGTGAGATGCCAATCTCTTTACAGATCAAAATTAATAATTATACTCCAAAAACAGATGACGTAACTCAGTCGAGGGATCGTTATGCGCAGGAGATGCTTTTTAATTATCAAAGATCTCTTATTAAGTTGGTTTCTGAAAAGCCGAGTATTAACATTGACTCAGTTATTAAGGGATTAAGTGTAAAGTAGTTACCCCTTCAGCTAAGGATCTTATTGATATTCACAAAAGTTATAGATGGCGTGCGAAAAGCTTATCAGGTATCACTTGGCGTCCTCATTTTAACTCTTTAAAATTAAAGGGCGGTAAATATGCTAAAGTGGGTGATGAGGCGTCAAAATTACTTTTAAAAATCAATAAAGGTTCTTACTTTAAGGACAAACGTGAGAGAGTGGTTATGGGTCGATCACTACGCAAGATATGGATTCATAGGTTTAGGCGTCTAAACAATTCTTTTGTCTCTGAGACAAAAAGTTGTAGATTGTCTGAGTTTAAGAAACACCTTGGGATTAATGTTACTAACCGTGTTATTGGCTTCACTCCTGATTTCGTTGGTTCACGTCCATCAAAAATTGTTCGTTGTCATAATTTTTTCACTCAACATTTTGTTGAGAAGTTCTCTGAGCTTAACTCAGGTATGTTCTCTGATGAGTTCACAACTGCGATGAAGGACAGCATGTCTGAGTCAAGAATTGTGTACTCTGGGGGTTATGACACATGCGATGATCACTTACGTTATATCTTCAAAGATAATAATGACTCGATTAATTTCGACATTAACTCTTTTTTTAGAGATATTGAAAAGTGGGGCGTCACCGATTGGTTTCAGAGCCCTTGTGTTTCGTTTTATGACTCGAAAGAGCTTTTATACAACATAAGGATTAATGAGAAAGCCAATTCTGGTCATTACACATCCCAAATACTTGCTAAGACGAAAGACGAAACTACTTTTGTCTCACGTGCTGTGTCAATGAAGCTGTACAACCTTTTAAAAATTCAGCCGGTCAAGAATACTTATTTATGGACTCTTTCAAAGCGTGAGAAAGATATTAAGGTCGTAGGAGGCGATGAACCTGTTTCAACGCGTGTTGTTCTATTTTGTGAAGATCCGATGACCACTTTACTAATGTGGTTTTCTCAAAAGATCTTAACAGGTATGAACTCTTGTAAGAATAAATTTAACATAACAGGTGAGTATTCCTTTTCAAAGGCTGAAAGAATATATGCGAGGCGTAAAGAGTTTGATTGGTACATCGATACTGATTGGAAATTTTTTGACTCTAATCAAGATACAAAATTTATTGAAGCTGCTTTACTTTTATGTACCTCAGGTTTTCCTGACGATAAGTTACATAAGAATATTAGAACTTTAATTGTTCAAAGTGCCGTTACTAAATACGTTGCTGTTCCTCCTGGGATTGTTGTTGAGCTTAACAGATCAAACGCATCAGGCCACCCATTCACTACTCTACTTAATTGTAATGTTAACGTAATATATTGGATATTAATATTCAACCGCATTTATGGTGACAACTTTAGAGATTTTGTAGATTTTGAGGTTTATGGTGATGATGGGTTGATATTTTTTAAGGAACATCCCAGACTTGACCTCATTGATGATATTATAAAAGACATCGGTCTTTCATCAGAGAGTATTAA